CGGTACCGATGTAGAGCGCATTGCTCCAGCGGTCGAGCGCGAGCTTGGCCACCTTCTCAGCGGGCGACATGACGAAGAATCGGTCGTCCTGCGGCACGTCGGCGTCGTCCAACAGTTTCACCGCGGCCAGCACGTTGGCATCTGACGCCGCGGTGCCGAGCGTGCCGACCACACCCGAAAAGCCCGCGAAGTCCGCGGCGAGCTTCGAGTCGATGTCCTTGGCGACGGCGTAGCCCAGCTTGCGCTGGTACTCGTTCTGCACATCGACCTGCGATTGGACCTTGACAATGTCTTCGATGCCCAGAGCCGCGTAACTCCAGATATTCAAGACAATCGTGGTCGCGGTCTCGGCTACGGTCTCGTACGTGATCGCGGTGTTCTCGACTTTGGCGCGAGCGGCAAGGTTGCCGATGCTGGCGACCTTGACCGACTTGCCCACCGTGGCATCGGCCTCGTACGACCGGTTCACGCATTTGGCGATGACGAGATTGGACTCGGTCGCGCGCAGGACCTGCTTCGACCAGATATCGGGCGAGAACACGCCGTCCGCAATAGTCTTATCGACGTATTCCAGTGCGCCTGTGGCCATTGGGCTACCCCCTTCTAACGTTGTGTCAGGGGGATGCTCCTGGTTGCTCTATGGCGCACCCCCGGTTTTGGATGCCCGTCCTCGTCGAACAGGGCGTCGTACTCGCGCATGGACATCGCCGCAATCTGTTCGTCAGTCACTTCGCGGACGCGACCGGGGGTTCCACCTTCGCGCTCGGGGACTGGCTCGTCGCCATTGACTTCCGACAGGACCGACTTGCGTAGTGCAGACTCGCGGCGGGAGATCTCTTTGTCGACCTCGAGCCTGGTGCGCGCCTCGGCGATGTACTGGAGATACTCGGCGACCCCTTGGGCTTGTCCTTTTCCTTCTCCGAAAACCTTGCCCGCTACCTCTCGCTGAATCGCTTCAGGTAACGATTGCTGGAACAATACGACACCGTCCATAAACGGTCCAGCCTGCTGGACAGCTTGCTGCTGGGCGATGCGCTCCTGGTACTCACGCTGCGTCAGCTCGCCGAGCGTGTACAGGTCATTGTTCTGCGCCGCCTCGAGCTTGGCGCGCTCTTCGGCGTCGCGCTGCTGCTGCTGCAGGATCTGTCTGGCGCGCAGGTCTGAGCGTGAGCCGATCAGCCCGCTGAGCGTCTCGTCCTGCTCGAGCTGCTCCCGCGGCAGGTTCTTGGCCAGCAGCTTGAACTTCTCGAGCGGGTCCTTGGCGTTCTCGAGCTCAGACAACCACTCCGGCGGCGCTGCTGCTTCTGTTTCCTCGCCTGCGAGAACGGGAACATCGGCGTCGCTTGTCGCCGCCGGAGTGGGTTCAGGAGTTGGCGCGGGTTCGTGACGACCGCGAGAACGTCGCGGGGCAGGCGCCTCTTGAGGCTCCGCCTGCTCGGCCGTCTCTTCATCGAGCAAATCCGGGTGGATTCCTCTGTCGGACATCGTCATCGCTTCTTCTCCACGCCCTTAATCTTCCCCGCGTTCTTACTCGCGTAGAAGACCTGCTTAGCTTTCTTCGCGCCGTACTGCCCCTTCATCGCCGACATGATCTTGTTGCCCTTGCTCGAAAGCGGGCTCATCGCTTGACTGTTCCCATGCTGGTCGGAGCCGCGAAGCCCGGAAGCGTCGCCTTGATCTGGGCAAGTGAATCCTGAGGATCAAGTCCGTACTTCTCTTGCATACCCTGCAGCACCATCGATTGCGTTGACGGTGCAGCCCGCTGAAACTCCACCGAATTGAGCTTGGTCGGCGTCGGGATAGCGTCGAGCACGCTGCTCATACTGGCCTGGTTCGCCGCGGGATTGCGGATGTCGTCGATCATCTGCGACAGGTAACCCATCCCGCCCTGCGTGTTACCGCCCGCCGTGCCCACGCCCGCGACCGTGTTCGGCGCCGAGAAGCCCGCCACACCGCCGCCCGCCAGCAGGTTGCCCATCTGGCCGATGGCCTGCTGCTGCCTGAACGGGTTGGCCTGCAGATCCGCGGCCTGTTTGATCAGACCCATCTGCTGCGTGTACGTCTGGTTCTGCGCGCCGAGCGTTGACTGACCAACCTGCGGCGCATTGACGCCGGCGACGCCAGCCTGACCAGGCATACCTGGCTGGTAGTACTGGCCGTACTGCGTCGCCAGGTCGTTGGCCTGGGTGAAATACTGGTTCTGCGCGGCGAGCGTTTCCTGCGGCGCGCCTTGCTGGTTGGGCAACACGCCGCCAGGCGATGCTGCCGCGATCGCCTTATTGGAGTCCCTGACCCACGCCGTCATCGCCGCGTTCCAGTCGCCGCCGTTCGAGACGAAGTAGGCGCGTTGCGTCGCCTGGTCGAGGTCCGAGAACTTGCCGCCGCCCGCGTTGGTGCCAGGCGCGTAGATCTGCGACGGCGCCGAGTACATCCCCGTCACGCCCGACTGAGCAATGGCGTTGTTCTGCGCGGCGGTGTTCAGGTTGCTGTAGCCCGTCAGACCGGCCAGCGTCTGCTGCGGCAGCTGCGACGGCGGCGCCTGCTCGAGCGCCATCGCAACCTGCGCGGGAACGGTCGGGATGGTGGTCAGACTGCCGTTCCAGCCCATCGCCTGCGCTTGCGGAATGTTGACGCGCTGGAGCTGACCAGATGGCAGCACGTAGCTCAACTGCGTCGTGCCGTACGTCTGCGTGTCGTACGTATTCGGGTCGAGACGCACGAACGTACCGGGCGTGAACTGCGACTGCGCTGGTGCAGCGTAGAAGCCAGTCAGACCCGCGGCGGCTTGAGCCGTGCCTGCCTGTGTCGAAAGCAGCGACTGTGACTGCGACGCGTCCAGCCCGCTGAAGCCAGGGATGTAGCCGATACCGCCCGTCGCCGTGCCCTGCGCCAGGGTGCCGGCGCCGGCCGGTGCGGGCTGGCCGACGCCGAAATTCTGGCCATACGTGTCCGCGACCTGGTTGGTGTACGTCAGGTTGAATTGGCGGATCGCTTCCTGCGCCGCCGCAGCGTTGCCGGAGGCCATTGCCTGCAGCAGGCCCTGAATCGAGTTTCCGAGTTGCGACGTATCAGGGGTAGCCATAGGTGCTCCTTACGCGGCCACGGGGATCATCGGCAGCGGCGGTGCGACGAAGCCGTTCGCGGCGTTGGGTCCCGTCGAGATCGCACCGACCGGGCTGACCATGCCCTGCAGGTACGCGGTGTTGTACTGGCCTGGGTAGACCGGCGGGACCGTCGCCACGGGCGTCTGCCCGGCGGCGATGGCGCGGCCCTGCGGCGTATCGAGCAGTCCTCGCGCTCGCAACGCCGCGGTACTCGCCTGCGGGTTGAACGCCCCTCCGCCGGGACTCGCGAGGTTCGCCGCCGTCGCTGCGGGGTTGGGCTGCACGTTGGTCTGCTGCACGGTGTTGGGTGCCGCCATGCCATTGGCCTGCTGCGACTGCTGTGCCGCGATCGTTGCCGCCACGGCAGGATGCGGCGTACCCGTCTGCTGCTGCCACTGCTGGAACATCCCAGACAGCGTCTGGGCCGCTTGCTGCGCCAGCGTCGGATCGCCGCTGATCTTCGGGTCGGCAGCCTGCACCATGCGCGCGGCGGCGTCGTACGTCGCGTCGCCGCCGCCGAGCTGCGTCGTCCAGTCTGTCAGTCCCTGGACCAGCCCCTGCCCGATACCTGCGGGCAGGTTCGTCATCTTGCTGCTGGCCGCGGAGCTCACCAGGCTCTGCAGCGCGCCGGTCGCCGACTGGACGCGCTGGTTGAGCATCCCGGCGCCCGTCTGCGCGTTCTGGCCGGTCTGGCGCAGCACGTCGCCCGCGCCCGTGATGATGTTCTGCTGGCCAGCGTTGTCGGCCTGCTGTTTGGCAGCGTCCGCGCTGATCCGCGAGGACTGCGCGTTCATCGTGTTGATCGCGCCGGTGATGATCTTCTGGGCCTGGTCCTCGGACATCGACCCCGCCGCGACCTTCAGCCCCAGCTGCTTGGCGAGGTCCTCGGTAGCCTGCGACGACTTGATCTGGTTCGTGTTCGGCGTCGAGACCGGCTGGCCGGTGGTCGGGTCGAGCGTGATGATGAACGGGTTGGTCGAGTCTGCCGCCGGCGCCGTACCTGGCTGCACCCTGATCGGCGGCTTCCAGCCCGGTTTCTCGAGTCGGCTGATCTCTTTGCCAGCCTGGTCGGTGAACACGACGTACGGCGAGTCGGGACTGTCGTACGTGCCCGAGACCTTGACATCGGCCGGCAGGTTGGTCTCGACGAACTGGATCGTGCCGTCGGGATTTTTGACGGGGTAGTACGACTTCCCGTTCCGCGTCTGGATGCCACCCAGGTTGTTGATATCCGTCGGCGTCGGCATAACGACGTGGTATTTCGTGGCGTCGTCGGTGCCCTTCGGGTCGTACTCAACCAGGCCGACGCCCGGTACGTTGAGCTGGGTCGGCTCTTTGGGCTTGCTGCCAACGACCGTGTGAGTGCCGTCGGGCTTGATCGACCAGACCTCGTCGCCGACGTCGTGCACCACTGCCTGGGCGCCGGCGGGCACAGTGATCGTCGTCCCGGTCGCGGGGTCGCGCAGCCCGATGACCTTGCCATCCCCGTCCTTGACCTGCTCGAGCTTGTCCGTGGGCGAAGGTTGCTTGGTGGTGCTGCCCTGCGGCACGTCGACCAGGGGCCCGCCCGAGTCCCACTGCACCTTCTTCAGGTCGGCGTTGTAGAGATTCGGATTCGGCTTCGTCTTCGTCGGATCGACACGACCCTTGGCATCAGGCGTCGTATCGGGAACCGTGTCGTTGACGCCCGACTGTTTCAGCTCGAGCCCGGCCTTGAGCAGCGCGGGATCATTCGGCTTGAGCAGGAGCTTTCGCTGTGTACCGTTGCCGTCCTGGACGACGACGTAGTACATACCCGTGCCACGGTTGACCGTCTGAGCCGGCGTCTGCCCATCAGGCGATGCGGGAATGGTGACCGGCG